GGTAATTCGAACCCCGTACTTCCAGAGTTTATGAAGTTTGCTAAGGGGGTTATGTGATTGATCTGACATCATCAGGGACTCAGTCTGTCATGGCAGAGATCGTGGGTGTCAGTCAGCCGGCGATATCCGGCATGTTGTCGCGTGGGATTTTGACGCAAGAGGCGACGATTGGGCAATGGTTGATCGAGTACTGCAGCCATTTGCGCGAGATGGCCGCGGGCCGCGCAACGGATGGCTCGATTGATCTTCCGACAGAGCGGGCATTGCTGGCACGTTCGCAGCGCGAGGGGCAGGAAATCAAGAACGCGGTGGCGCATGGAACCTATGCCCCGATCGATCTGCTTTCCGATGTGTTGTCCAACGCCGCCCAGGCCGTGGTCGACCGGCTCGATCAGATCCCATCCGACCTCCGTCGCGTCTGCCCAGATTTGCCGCAAGCGGCGCGTGATGCAGTAATGGCTGAGATCGCCAGCGCGCGCAATGAGATGGTCCGAAAGACCGTATCACTGGTCGCTGATACGCTCGAGCAAACCGATATTCCGGAGATCGAAGATCCGATCCTCCTGGAGGATGTCGATTGAGCACCAACGCCTCAGCCGCCACACGTGCCGCGATTGCTCGCGCCATATCGGCCGGGCTGGGAGCGCTGCGCGCCGATCCGCCGCAGGCCTTGTCGACCTGGTCGGAGCAACACTTCGAGCTCGACGAAGAATCCAGCCACCGGCGCGGCCTGTGGGAGCCCTGGCCGTTTCAGATCGGCTGGATGGACGCGTTCAGCAACGATGACATCTTTGAGGTTAATGTTGAGAAGGCCAAGCGCGTCGGATACACGAAGAGCATCGTCGCCTTCGCTGAATACAATGCCGCGCACCGGCGGCGCAAGCTGGCCATCTGGCAACCGACTGATGACGACCGCGACTCGTTCGTCAAGAGCGAGATAGCGCCGTCATTCGACATCTGCAAGGCGCTTGTGCCGGTACAGCGCACCAATCGCGAGTCCGACACCACACGCTTCAAGCGCTTCCGCGGCAGTGTGCAGCACTACCTCGGCGCAAAATCAGCGCGCAACTTCCGCCGCATCACCATCGCCGTAGCCATCCTTGACGAGATCGACGCGATGGACTCCGTTGTCGAGAAGACCATCGACCCCTACACCGGCGCCGTTGGTCGCTTAGAGGGTGCGCCCTTCCCAAAGGTTATTCTTGGAACGACGCCGCGCCACAAGATGACCAGCCACATCCGCCGCCGTGTCGAGTGCGCTAATGCGGTGATGGAATACCGCATTCCCTGCCCGCACTGCGGCGAGCGTCACCCGCTGCTATGGGGTGGCGCGACCGAAACCCACGGCATGAAGTGGGACAACGGCGATCCATTGACGGTGCGCCACGTCTGCCCGCACTGCCACAGCGCGATCACACAATCAGACTACCTGGCCGTCTGGAAAGAAGGTCGCTGGGTCAGCCGGTGCAACCAGTACGAATACGACCACATCACCAAGGTGTGGATCGATAGCGATGGTGCAGCCTACCCGGCGCCGCGCCACGTCGCTTTCGTTCGAGCCTGGACGGCCTACAGCCCGCAGCGCGCCTGGGCAGACATCATCCGCGAATTCCTTGAGGCGCGGAAAGCGCAGAAGGCCGGTGACTCCGGCCCAATGCAGGGCTTCAAAAACGAGACGTTGGCCGACGTTTGGGAAGAGGACTATGAGCACACCGACGCCAACGTCCTGCAGAAACGCGCGCTGACCGATCTCGACATCCCTTTGCAAATCGTGCCGCTCGGCGCATGCAAGGTGCTGATGGGCATCGATACACAGGGCGACCGTTGGGAAGCCGTCACCTGGGCGATCGGGCGCGACGGCGAGCGCTGGCCGATTGATTACCGCGTGATTTACGGCAACCCGGCGCAACAAACTGAATGGGCGGAGAAACTCGACCCCGTCATCCGCACCGTGTATCGCCACATCAACGGGCACGAGATGCGCCTGGCCGCCGTCGGTATCGACACCGGCGGCACCAACTGGACGCACCAGGCTTACAACTACTGCCGGGCCCGGGCGCACCTCGGCGTCTACGCCACAAAGGGCGATGGCCAGCTCGGCAAACCGATCAAGATGAAGCCGTCTTGGGTTGATGTGAACGCCTCCGGAAAAACCTTGAAGCGCGGCGTCAAGCTCTGGCACATCTGCACCGACACCGCCAAGGACTTGCTGTATGGACAGATCACTCAAGTCAAACACCCTGGCCCCGGCTACGTTCACCTCAATAGAAATCTGCCCCCTGAATTCTTCGACCAATTAACGGTGGAATCCCGCATCCGCGTGCGCATGGCGCACGGCTGGGTCGAGCGCTGGGTGTGCCCGAACGGTCACCGAAACGAAGTGCTCGACTGCACGGTGATCGTCATGTTGCTAGAACAGATCCTTGGCTTGCACAACACGCCTGAAAGTACCTGGCGGATGTGGGAAGGGCAGCTTTCCCCCGATCTTCTGGTCGAGCCAATTAAGATCGTTGAGCCGCAACACGCGGTCACGAGTCATTTAATAAAGGAATCAGGCGATAGCCAGGAAGTAACCGAAACGAGAATTCTAGTGCAACGGGTGCAACCCATACCCGCGGCACAAAAGCATGCTTTCAGGAGGCAATGGTAATGGCAGATATGGGATCGAGAATCAAAGACATCGCGAATGACGCCGCCAAGCAGATCATGGCTGAGTGGTCTTCTGAGATCAGCGAGCAGATTGCCATGCTGATCGAGAAGCGTTTGCGCACGGAAATGGCCGGCGATCGCGGTTACATCAGCTCGGCATCGACGGCTAGTCGAGAAGAGAAGATCAAGCGCGTGCGCGCCATGTTCAATGGGCGGAATGCGGCCGCAATTGCCCGCGAGCTGCATATGGGACGGGCGACGGTGTATCGAATCCTGAAGATACCTGGATGAAGTGCATACGTATGGACAACATGGATATTGTTATGAATTCCAACGATAAGGACTACTGAAATGATCAAAATCAGCAGTTTTACAGAGCAAATTACTACTCTGTCACAGTGCTTTGGGCTACCAAGTCCAAATTTCTATCGCTCGATGCAACCAGTTGATTTTCGTCGTTACTACAAACTTGGGCGCGAAATCATCAATACGGCCTACCTATACGGACGGAGCGACCTGCCTTTTGAGATAAATCTGGCATGGGTTAACTTTCAATGTACGCTGGTACATCGCGGTGCTGCACCGGAACTATTTGACTTACTTTTCCCGGAAGCCTATGCCGACGCAATGGCATGGCTTGGTGATTTTGATGAAAGTGACGATCCACCATATGTCACTGCTGAAAATGTTAAACGCTACATCAAAGTAGCGCAAAACCGTGTTCATTAGCCGAAAGCTATGTTCAGTAGCTTTTACCGTTGGAATTCACAATTGTTTCAAGACTCCGCATCACAAGGGTAGTGATGCTGCAAAGACAGGCTGCTCAGATTAAGTGTCTTACCGATGATCTAGAGCGGTTGCGTAAGCGAGAGGAGCTACGATCAAGATCAGAGCGCGATGTAGGTACATGGAGCGACGAAGAGAAGGCGATTATGCGTGACGTTTTTTCGGGCGGTTACTCATCGGAGCTTGTAACTATTGCCGTAGGCAAACTACGACGGGATCGGGCGCAAGTCAGAGCTATGGCCGGGAATATGAAGCTGCGTAAGCCGTTTAGTACCCCATAACAGGTTGTCTCAAACCCGGCTTAATTTGAGACAGTAATCTCCCTAGTGTGTGGCAATGGCCCTCACACAAACCGATCTCGATGCCCTCGATAGAGCAATTGCCAGCGCTGAGCTGACGGTCAGTGTTGACGGAAAGACCGTCACCTACCGCTCGATCAACGAGTTGAAGCGAGCGCGTGATCACGTCTCTTCGGTCATCGCAGCCAATACTGGAAAACGGCGCAGCGTCTTTTACTTCTCCCGCGCCGGGAGTCGTGACTGATGGCCGCGCCCGCCTATTCGCTGCTCGACAAGGCCATTGGCTGGGTCGCCCCGGCAACGGGATTGCGGCGCGCCTTGGCGCGCAATGCCTTGGTCAAGGTGCGCGCCTACGAAGGCGCCAACGTCAAGGATGGATGGATACCGCGTCGCGGTGGTGCGTCGGCCAATGCTGACCACTCCGCCGATTCGCGCATGCTGCGTGCGCGTGTGCGCTCGCTGGTGCAGAACAGTCCCTATGCCGCCAAAGCGCTCGACTGCCTGGTCTCCAACATGATCGGCGAGGGCATCACCCCGATCAGCCAGGCGAAAGACGAGCGGACAAAAAAACGCATCGACGAACTGTGGGCGCAGTGGATCCACGTTTGCGACGCTGATGGCGGGACGGATTTCTACGGGCTGCAATCGATTGCCTATCGCGCGATGGAACAGGATGGCGAATGCCTGATCCGCCTGCGCGCCCGCAAGCGCGAGGACGGGTTGCCGGCGCCGTTGCAGATTCAGGTGCTTGAAATAGACTACCTGGACTCGATGAAGACTGGAAAAGGAAGCTTCGGCGGTCACATTTTCAACGGCATCGAGACCAACGCACTCGGTCAGGTTGTTCAGTATTGGCTGTTCGACCACCATCCTGGTGACGCGTTGATCGGCTTTTCGCGCGGCCTAAACTCGAAGCCCGTTTCAGCTGATCGGATCATCCATCTCTTCTCCCCAAAACGGCCGGGCCAGTCGCGCGGCATCCCCCGTTTTGCGCCGGTCATCGCGCGCCTGCGCGATCTGGCGATCTACGAAGACGCCGAACTCGCACGCAAACAGAACGAAGCGCTGATGAGTGTCTTCGTTTCCGGTGAAGGGTCGGAGTTTGCTGTCGGCGAGCCTGAGCAAACGACCGCCGACGCGGCAGCGAAAGCCGCTATCGGAAATCTTGGAACCTTACAGCCAGGCGCCATCATTGCCACCAACGGGCAGACTGTGACGGTCGCCGAACCGAAAGCGGCACCGGGCTATACAGACTACGTTCGGCAGCAACTCTTCGCCATTGCGGCCGGTGCGGGCGTTACCTACGAAATGCTGACCGGCGATCTCTCGCAGGTTAATTTCTCCAGCTCGCGCGTCGGGCATCAAGAGTTTCGGCGTGGCGCGATGCAGCTCCAGTGGCACGTCATCATCCCGAGATTGTGCAGACGTGTGCGCGAGGCCTTTATCGATGCGCTGGTTCTGATCGGAGAGATACCGAAACCCGACTACGCCACCGAATGGAGTACGCCCAAGTGGGAGTACTCAAATCCCGCACAGGACGTTAAGGCCGACGTCGAAGAAATCAAGGGTGGCCTGTCGTCACTTTCCGAAAAGCTGCGTAAGCGCAACTACGTGCCGGCGGCTGTTTTCAAGGAAATGGGTGAGGACTACAAGGCCCTCACCGATTCGGGCGCCATCGACATGCTGCGCCTGATGATGTCCGCCGGGAAGTCGGAAGACCCTGTTCAAAATCCATCCCAAATAGTTCCAACGTAAACCACAAGTGCTAATTCTGTCTCACGCCCGGCTTAATTTGAGACAGCCGACTCTCTAGAGTCGTCGCATCAGTCCTGCAAACCTTGTGCTGGAGATGTGATGAGAAAAGACCTCCCGATTCAAACGCGACAAGCGGCTTTCCAGCCGGCTACCCTCAATGAAACCGACCGCACCGTCGAGCTCGTTTGGAGCACCGGCGCATCGGTACGCCGTATCGATCCGTGGTCCGGAAAAACCTACTACGAAGAACTCTCCCTTGAGCCCGGCGCGGTCGATCTGACCCGATTGAACAACGGCGCACCGTTGCTCGATGTGCACAGTCGCTATTCGCTCTCCGATGTGATCGGCGTGGTTGAGAAGGCATGGATTGACGGCACTGAAGGCCGGGCCATTGTGCGCTTCTCAGCTCGCGAGGAAGTCGCGCCGATTCTGGCTGACGTCAAGGACGGCATTCTGCGCAACGTCTCGGTCGGATACAGCGTCGAGACCTATCAAATCGAAGAGGGTGACGTGCCGATCTATCGCGCCGTCGCCTGGACCCCTCAAGAACTTTCAATGGTGCCTATCGGAGCTGATGCCGGCGCCGGGACGCGCTCGTCAGCAGCGACATCGCCCTGTGAATTCCTCACGAGCGAGTCAATTTCACGGGATCTTTCCCGGTCAACTCAGGAGTCAGATATGACTGAAGCAGAAATTGCGGCTCTGGCCGCGAAAGAACGAGCCGCTCACGCTGCTATCCAGCAAACCGCCGACCTTGACGCGATCCGCGCCGAAGCGGCAATCGCCGAACGCGGCCGCGTCAACGGCATCACCGCGCTGTGCGATACCCATAAGCTGCCCTTGCTGCGCGAGGCACTGGTGAATGGTGGTGCCACGCTCGACGCGGCACGGGCGAAGATCCTTGACGCCGTGGCAGAGCGCGATGCCGGTGGAACGGCGGGCCGCTTGCCGCTGGATCAAAACCGAACGCTTGTCGATGAGACCGACACCCGCCGCGACGCTGTTGAAAATGCCATCCTGCACCGTTCCGCACCGAGCCGCGTCAAGCTCACCGAAGCGGGTCGCCAGTATCGCGGTTTGACTCTGTTGGATATCGGCCGCGATCTGGTTGAAAAAACCGGAACCAATACGCGCGGCATGTCGAAGCTCGATCTGGCCCAGCGCGCGCTGGCAACATCCGACTTCCCGATCATCCTGGCCAACGTCGCCAACAAGACGCTGCGCAGCGGCTACGAAACGGCGCCGCAGACCTTCAAGCCTTTCACCCGCCAGACCAGCGCGCCGGACTTCAAGACTATCCAGCGCTCTGCGCTCGGTGACGCGCCGATGCTTAAGAAGGTGAATGAGCATGGCGAATTCACCTATGGGAAGATCGGTGAGGGTAAAGAGTCGTATCAGCTCGCGACCTATGGCCGCATTCTGCCCATTACACGTCAGACGATCATTAACGATGACTTGGGTGCCTTTGCCGACTTGCCGAGCAAATTCGGCGTCGCCGCGGCCAACCTGGAAAGCGACATCGTCTGGGGCATCATCACCACCAATGCGGCACTGAACGATACTGTCGCGCTGTTCCATGCCACTCACGGCAACCTCACGGGCACCGGCACGGTGATCTCGGTCGCCGCGCTGGGTGTCGGTCGCGCCTTGATGCGCAAGCAGACCGGTATCGACGGCTCGCTGATCAACGTCCAGGCGAAGTATCTGTTGGTTCCGGCGGCGCTGGAAACGGTGGCCCAACAATACACCAGCGACAATTACATTGCCGGAACGCCGGGCGACAACAACCCCTTCCGCGGCACCTTGCAAGTGCTGGCCGAGCCGCGCCTGGATGTGAATAGCGCGGTGTCCTGGTACCTCGCCGCCGATCCGATGCAAGTCGACACCATCGAGTACTGCTACCTCGAAGGCAACGAGGGCGTGTACATCGAGTCGCGCAACGGGTTCGAAGTCGACGGACTTGAAATCAAAGCCCGTCTCGATTTCGCGGCCAAGGCGATCGACCATCGCGGCCTCTACAAGAACGCCGGCGCTTAACCCAACAGGCCTTTCAAGGGCTGACCCCAGCGGCCAGCCCTGATCGAACCTCCTGATCATTCAAAAAGGAATCAACATGAAAAACCTCGTGCAAAAAGGTGATGTTCTCCAGCTGACCCCGGCTGCGGATGTAGCGTCTGGTGTGGGCTATCTCTTCGGCACCAGCCTGTTCGGTGTGGCGTGTGCCGATGTCGCCAGCGGCGCCAGCGGTGCCTTCCAGACGGAAGGCGTCGTCGATATCGCCAAGACCAGCGCGCTCGCCATCACCACCGGCGACCGCCTGTTCTGGGATGCCACCAACAAGGTCGTCAACAAAACGCTCACCTCGCAACAGTGCGTCGGTATCGCGGTAGCGGATGCCGCGAATCCTTCGGCGACCGTTTCGATGAAGCTCGGAAGCTACGTCGCCGTAGCCGCTTAATCATGACCACACGTTTCTCCGCCCTCATTGGCAAGGTCAATTCCGCCGTATTGGCACACCTTGCCGATGCGACGGCTGATCTTGGGGGTGGAGTAACGGTTGATGGTCTGTTTCGAACGCAGGCTGTGGATTCATTTGGTCTTGTTCAAGGGGACAGGTCTTCTTTCGAAGCGACATCTGTCGCGCTAACAAGTGTTTCTGTTGGTTCGTCAATGACGATCAATTCGACGTCCTACGTCGTTGCTGCAATTCATCCTGGTGATTCAGGAATGACCGTGATCGAACTCAAATGAGCCTCAGAGAATCCATTCTGGCCGCCCTATTGGCCACGCTATCCGGTCTGTGCAGCGGGCATGTCTATCGTTCAAGGAAAGAACAGCTTCCTGCAATTCCGGCGATTGTAATCCGTCCCGAGAGTGCAGACGACCCTGGTGAAATGCTCGGTGTAGCCGACGCCACGCTCACGGTTGCCATTGAAATTTATGCCCAAGGCGATATCCCCGACCAGGCATCCGATCCAGTCCTGGAGGCCGTTCTTTCGGCCTTAAAGGACGACCCAACGCTAGGTCTTGGAACCGATGTGCAAATCAAACCAGGACGGCATATCGATTGGGCTATTGAGAACTACGACGACAGTGGCGTCACCCTGCACATCAACATTTCCTACCGGACCTACTGAGGAAAACCATGAAACCAACGAACGAACCCCGCCAGCCTGGCGAACCTTCAACCAACAAGCCGGCGCCGGAAGAAAAACCCGTCAAGCCGGTTAAGGAGTAATCCATGGCCACGCGTTATATTCTCAACACCGCCATCCTCGCCAAGATCGAAACGACCTATGGTGTCGACGCATCGCCGACGGAAGGCGCCAATGCGCTGCTCGTTTCAAACGTTAGCCTGAATCCACTCAACGCAACCAATGTCTCGCGCGATCTGATCCGACCATACCTTGGCGGCAGCGAGCAGCTGGTCGGAACAGCGTATATCGAAATCAGTTTCGACATCGAGCTTTCTGGTTCTGGCGCGGCAGGAACTGCACCGGCCTATGGCCCGCTGTTGCGTGCTTGTGGGTTTGCCGAGACCGTGGCAGCGAGTGTCCGTGTCGAATACAACCCGGTCACTCCAGTCGTCGATGCTGTCTCCATCTATTACTTCTCCGATGGCGTGAAACACGTTGCTCGCGGTTGCCGTGGCGATTTATCGATCAAGATGAACAGCAAGGCGCGCCCGGTCCTGTCATTCAAATTCCTCGGTCTCGACGGTGGCGTAATTGCCGCCTCGCCGGCAGCCCTGACGCTCACGGCATTCAAGACCCCTGCGGTTGTATCAGAAGCCAATACCGGAGACATAACGCTCGGTTGCACCTACACCGTGGCCACGCCAACGCTCACCGGCGGCACAGGTTACCCGAGTCAGGGCATCGAGTTGGCGATCGGAAACTCGGTCAGCTACGTCCCGTTGCTTGGTGGCGAATCGGTTGAAATCACTAAACGCGAAGTGACCGCCAAGATCATGCTCGACCTTACAGCCGCGCAGGAGGTGACGTTTATGGCCGCAGTCAAGGCTAATACCGTCCAATCGGTTGGCCTTATGCACGGTACCGCGGCAGGGTCGAAAGTCATGGTCTTCATGCCGGCAAGCCAGCTTATCAATCCCGCCAAGCAGGATGTCAATGGGAAGCTGATGATTGCCTACGACCTGCGTGCCGTCCCGTCTTCCGGAAACGACGAACTCAAGATTGTGGTGCACTGACATGTTCAAACTCGAACCGAATCCGACCTTCTGGGCCGCTGTAGGAATAACCGTTCCGGGTCAGCAAAAACCGGAATCCATCGAAATCGAATACCGGCACATGGGGTCGGACGAATGGCTGACCTATCGGCAGTCCGTTTCAGAAAAGCCGCTCAGTGACGCCGTCAAGGGTCTCGTCGTCGGGTGGCGCGGTGCTGATGTGCCCTACAGCGATGAGGCAATGGATCGCCTCATGAAGCGCTGGCCGCGTGCATCGGTCGATCTGTTTGAAGCCTACTACCGCGAATTGTTCGAGGCACGGAAAAAAAACTGATTGAGGCCGCCCAGTTTTGGGCGAGGGGCGGCCGCGCAAATCAAGCCGAAGTGAAAGAAGCCATAGATGCATTTGGAATCATCATGGATACACCACTCGAAGAACAAGAGCAGGACTTCGGAATATGGCCGGAAAACCAGCCGGCCGTCAGTGTGTTTGGCCGGTCGGTAACGCTTTGGAAGCGGTTCATAACGCCGTTCGGATCGATGATCTACAGCGGTCTTGATTACACGTCTTTTCCGTTCTTGATGCGCGCTTGCGGGATCGCAGACGAAAACGTTCCAGATGTGTTCTACGACATTCAAATCATGGAAATGGCGGCATTACCGCTGCTTAACAACCGGGCCTGAACGACATGTCAACTCCTAAAATTGAGGTAGAAATCAGTGCCAAGCTGGATAGCCTTGATCGCGAGTTCAATCGTGCAACAGGTATGGCCAGGGATACCGCCAGGAAGATAGAAGGTTCGTTTAAGGAACTCGATTCAACGCTTTCCAGTATTGCCGGAGGCCTTGGAAGCTATTTCGTGGTGGATATGTTCACCGGCATGATCAAAGGGGCTCTTGAAGCACAAGACCATTTGAATGACCTATCGAAGTCGACCACGATCTCTGTGGAGACGTTGGCCGGCCTTGGATCGGCATCAAAAAAATCAGGAGCCGATCTTGATAGTGTCGCAGCTTCTATCAACAAACTTTCCGTCAGTATGGGAAAGGAACCTGAAAAATTCGCCGCGATTGGTGTCAGCGCTAAAGAACCGTTCGAAGCCTTCAAGCAACTGGCTGATGTATTCGTTGCCATTCAAGACCCGCAAGAACGCGCAGCGTTCGGCGCGGCTGTTTTGGGAAAGTCATGGGCTGGAACGGCTCCCTTATTGGCAGAAGGCGGGATCGCCATCGGCGAGATGGTCGATCAGGGAATAAAGCTATCAAAAATCACAACGGATTCAGCCAGAGCAGCTGACGAATTGAATGACCGTTTGTCTGATCTGGATTCAACCTTAAGTGGCGTTAAAACCTCTTTCGCAAATTTGCTTGTCCCATCACTTACGGACACAGCCAAAGCAATGCAAGACCTGCTCGATAAAGGGAATCCTCTTTTAGCCCTTTTTCGTGGTTTTGGTGGCCTTGGAAAGCTTCCGTTTGATCTGGCATTGGGAAGTGTTGATAACTCGATAAAAGGTCAGATGGTTGACCTTGAGAAAAGTATCAGAGTCCTTGAATATCAGAAACGGGTTGCCGATAACGATAAAGACCTGAAGTCG